TAACGATAGGATCCTCAGTTTTTTTACATTATATATTTGCTCGCATCGATAGAATGAAAGCAAACGAAATGTTTCTTTCTTTATCAACCGGTGCAAATTTGGAAATTAATAGTCCAGTTTTAATTTTAAAAAACAAACTTTCTTATTATAGAAAACCTGGAACACAGGCCAGACTTAGTATGAAAAATTATTTAGCATTATCAATTATTGCTTGGAATAAATATCGAAAAGGAGAAAAAATATCAAATTTGAGATGGAGTGGAAAAAAATTTCCTAAAGCAGAATAAAAAAGGCATCTTTCGATGCCCCGGCTGCCGAGCCTATTTATCTGTGCAAGTAAATTGTAATTAATGAGTGTTATATTACAATAAGAAAATGGGCAAGAAAGCCAAAAACATAAAAAAGTTAAAAGTTCCCGCTGTTTTGCGGAGCAAAACAAGACGCGGGGACAAGAGGCAGAGGGGGAGACTATCCATGGCCGACTGCCAGCGGTTAGGCTACGATTATTCCGATATCGCGGAGGCGGACAAAAATTCGGGGATTAAACAAAATCTTTTCAAATATCTCGTCAAGCATCCGAAACTACGCGAAGCATACGACCGCGGACGCCTGCTGCGGGCGTTAGTCAAGACAGCGCCGAATAGCTTAATTAACGAGGCGGCGACGAAGCTGAAATATTTAGGCTTCAATCAATTCAAGACAGGCCAGGACCTTCGGGATTTTCTCGATAAGGACGCCGAGGCCAACGAGCTTTGGGAGACGGCCAGGTTTAACGCGGCCATCGAGAACAGAGAGAACCTTCGAACGGCGGCTTCCGGCGGCAATGTAAAGGCGATAGAACTGTTAGATAAATGGTTTGTGGAACACCAGAAAGAGACGGGTGAGGCTTCCGCCGATCTCAATCGTATCGGCGTCAACCAGATGGCGGAATTGTTCGGGGTGACACGAATAACTATTTACCAGTGGCGGACGGAGAAAGGACTGACCGCCAATATAGATGGCACGTTCGATCTTCATGCGGCTATACAGTGGTTCGAGGACTTTACATTGAAAAAAGCGGTCCGCGGCAATACGGCCATCAGTCCCCTCAATCCCTTTCAGAGCGTAAAGACCGAAAGAGAACGTCTGAAATTGGAGCAGGACCGCGGCGAGCTGATAGAACGCGGCTCGGTGATAGCATGGCGATGCGTTATATTGCAGAATATCGTAAACTCTTTTAATGCCATAACCGACCTTGCCAACCGCGTATTCGGTCAGACACGCGAGGAGATAGTATCGCGATTAGAGGAGTTCAGGGACGAGATTATGGCCAAGGTCCAGTATGTGCCGGCGGAATTGAAAATGAGCCGCGATGCGGAAAAAAAACTCGAAGAGCTGGATGAGATTTTAAAACCCAAAATAGAAGTTAAAAGTGACTAAAGTGAGCTAAAGTGGAAAGTGTAAAGTGAGCTAAAGTTTAAAATGAACTAAAGTGACTAAAGTTAAAAATGACTGCAACGATTGAAAAAAACGAACGACTAACGACTAACGACCAGCGACTAATTAAATACCGTCCTCTACCGCTGTTCGAGGAGGAGCTGGAGATACTCGCCCCGCGAAAAAAACAGCACATGTTAGACTGGATGGGCCAGTATTACGTACTGCCGGCGAAATCATCGAGAATCAAGGGACCGTGGCAATTATCGATAACACCGTACTGGCGGTGCGTTATTAACTGGCTGTGCGATCTTACTACGCGGGTTATATGGGTCTATGCCGCCACGCAGACGGGCAAAAGCGTTATATTAGGCGGCTGGATGGGGTACTGTATTGATATCGACCCGGGGCCGATGAAGGTGGTCCTGCCCGATGAAAAGGTTATCAAAAAGAGAATTAAGCGGCTCAAGCCGGCGTTCGAAAACTCACCGCGAATATTGCGACACCTTGGCGGTGATATTCGCAACCTTCTAATCGGCGAGCCGACCGATTTGGATAATATGCAGCTTATCTTAGCTTGGCCTACAAGCCCGATTACCCTTTCGGACGATCCTTCCCGTTACGTGGCGGGCGATGAGGTCGCATTATGGCCGCAGGAGGTAAAGGACGATACGGATGCGATAAGCCTTTTATGCAATCGAACGAGGACATACGAGCAGATATCAAAGCAATTTTACGTAACAAGTCCGAAAAACAAGAACGATCTGGCCGATATCAACTTCGAGGCCTGCCAGAAATGGTCTATTCATATTCCATGCCCGGAATGCGGGGTATATCACGAGGCGATGTTCGAGAATGTCAAGCTCGAAAAAGACAAAGACGGCAACTTTCTCAAGCCCGCCGATTACAAACGCGGCCACGGACGAAAGAGACATGCCTGGTATGTCTGCCCGAACTGCCAATCTAAATGGTCGGAGCTCGAGCGCAAGGCGGCCATTTCCGGATGCCGGGCGTGCCCGGAAGGATGCACGATAGGAAAAGACGGTGAGATCATCGGGCAATACGAGGATTCGACACAAAAGGCGATAAGAATACCGTCCGTACTGGTTGATCCGATGTTCACGACGGTAGATACCCTGGCTGCCGAATGGGCGGCGGCGGTCAGGCATAAACATGCGGGAAATATACTTCCGGAACGGAATTTCTGGAACAATCAGAACGCCCGGGCCTGGGAGCAGAGGGAAAGGGCGACTTCGCTTACTGTTTTGCAGACACATATAGATTCTTACTCGATGCTGGACCGCAAAGTGCCGCCCAAAGTGCAGATAATATGTCACGGTATAGACGTTCAATCGGACCATGTCTGGATAGTGACAAAAGGCTATGGCTATCGAAATGAGCAATGGCTTCTTTACGCCGGGCGAATAGAGACCGGCCATACGGGCAGGCCGGAGAACTGGGACATCGTCGAGCAGGTAATCCGGGCCGACTGGATTTCTGAGGCGGATGAGACAATCAAATTCTTTGCATCAAGAGCCGCAGTGGACTGCCGGTATCAGCAGGCGGAGAATCGGGACGAGGAGTCCACGGTAGTTTACGATTTCTGCCTGAGATTTTCGCCCGATACGGTCATACCGGTTATGGGCTATGGCCGGGACCGTATGAGAACATCACTTTACAAGGTCCGGCCGGTGGTGGGCAAGGCATTAAAACGCTTCGATCTGAACGTCGATATGGGCAAGGACCGGCTCTGGCAGGTAATGTTCGATAAAGAAAAATCACCCGGCCCCGGGTATATGCACCTGCCGAATGATCTGCCGTACGAAATTTTAAGAATGTTAGCATCGGAAGCGCAGTTCGTCAAACGGGCACGGTCCGGCAGGGAGATAGTGACATGGCAAAAGAAGCCGGGCTTTCGCGATAATCATCCCTGGGATGCGAGCGTCTATTGCGACCTGGCGGCCGAGTTGGCCGGTGTGTTCGCATTGCAGGATATCGATTATGTAGAGATGATAAAAAGGGCACAAAAAGAAAATAAACAAGAACAGGGCCGAGCGGTCGGGCAGCGGACAATAAGAACTAAATATTAAGGAGTTTATATTATGCAAATATTTAGCGATGAACAAAGAAAAAATACGGAAAATGAGTTAGAAAAAATATATAACGAAAGACTTGAGAAAGTCGAGAAAAATACAAAACAGTTTTTGAAACAGAGAAGATTTAAGAGACTGATAATCAGTAATGAATATATATATATTTTTTTTGTAATACAAAACGGGTCGGAATATTTACAGATGCCTTTAATTGAAAATGTTCCGGATGATGTTACAATAATCAGGGTAGATTATGATATTAGGTTTGATGGATTTTCATTTATTTTAAGCCATCCTTCTTTTGAATCTATTCCGCAATATGCAGATATTCCCATCATCGAAATTGAAAATACAATAATGTTTAGAAACTCAAAATACAAAAAGATTGAAGGGTAAAATTATGTCGAAGAAAAAAGTAAAACAAAGAGCTGAAACACAGATTCAGCAGGAAACTTTACAGCAGGAAACCGAGTCTGAGGAAACAATTGAGACGCCGGAAGTAGAGGCTAAGGCGGGGAATAAATGGTCATTCCCCACGGTAAGCAGATGTCCGCGGTGCGGGACAACGGATACGATTTGCCGACGAACAGACAATAAATTAGGCCGTCAATATCGTATATGCAAAAGGGCGGTTTGCAGGAAAACATATACTGTGTTCGGCGAAAAAGTATAAAATACTTCCAAACTTGGAAGCATTTTCGGTTGAAACGGGTTTTAGGCTGTTTTTTCATTGTGTAATATCCGCCATTATAGGAAATTTAATGATGACAATTGAATAAAAGGGCGATCAATCGGCCGCCGACGGGCGGCTATTGTTAAGAATATTAAACGGCAAGTTGGTGCCAACTCATCGACTTGCCGTTTTTTATTTGCCCAAAGAAAGGGCATTTATGTCACTTACCAGCTTATCGAGCTTAAGCGATGCGATAGGACAGTTGAATAATAATCTTCTATGGGAGGGGGATTCCACCAAGGCACAGAACGCGCTCGAGGCCATAAGATTTATTCTCGCAAACAGGCCGCTGCGAATAGCGGAGGAATCGCAGTCGATGGACTACGAATCGCTTAAGGACCAGGCCAAAAAAATAGAAGATTACCTCGGAAGCTCCACTACGACCGTTGAAAGAACAAGCTTCACACAGGGAAGGATGCTGATTTAATGCCTGCCGTAAGGACGCCAAAAAGAGAAGATACAGGGCACGATAAGATTACCATCGAGGGCCAGTTCGGTAGATATACGGCACTTGGTTTTCGATCGGCTTCGATTGCGGAGAGGGGGGGCCGCGGCCATTCCGGAGGCTCCGGCGATGCCCACAGCAGATACGACCGGCCGAGACTTATAAATCAGAGCAGGACCTTTTATCGCGATAACGGATTGTATAAGGGAATGATAGACCGGGCCATAGATTATATGGTCGGTTCCGGCTTCACGCTTCAGGTAAAAACCGACAATACAAATTTCAATAAAATACTGGAGGGTCTCTGGAACTCCTGGAATTTCAAGCCTGAAATCAGGGGGCTGCTCCTGGGGTTCGAGACGGCACAGATGTTCCTCAGAGAGGCCATACTTTGCGGTGACATCGGTGCTATAAAAACGAATAAAGGCGTCCTGCAGATTATCGAGGCCGAGCAGATAAACGGCGGCAACCAGTCGAAGGACGGGATCGATAAAAATATATTCGGCGTTCCGACCGGGTACTGGGTGAGCGGCTATAACGATCACGGATATCTCAATACGACAACGTCGAGAAAAATTGACCCGGCGAATTTTCTTTTTATGACGAATCCGGACAGGCCCAGCTCCACCCGCGGGGTGCCTGCTTGCCAGAGTGTTTTTGCAATGCTGCACAGGATTAACGATGTCTGCGATTCGGAAGCGATTGCGATGCAGCTTCTGAGCAGGCTGGCGGTCGCAGTCACTCGTGAGAACGCGAACCAGAGGGCATTTATCGAAAGCAAGGAAGATCCTAAAAAAGCGGGGGCCGATACCACCGGCCAGCTGGGCTCGCGGCTGATGGAGCTCGAGTATGCCCTTATGTTCCACGCCCGGCCGGGCGAGAAGATCGAGGGGATTGAGCACAATATACCCGGCAAGAATTTTGGCGAGTCACTGAGACTGTTTTTAAGACTGCTGGGCCTGCCGCTGGGTCTGCCGCTTGAAATTGTCCTTTTAGACTGG